CCTAAAAAAAGCTCCGGTGGGACATTTTCCTAGACCTTTTCAAGTATGGCGACGGCTTCTTTAGTCAAAAGTGGTTCATGGTGGCCATTCTCTCCCCTTTCAAGAGATGTTGATTGTCCAAAGTCGGGTCGCCATACCTGAAAGTGTCTAGGAACACATTAAAACTTACATAAAAGTAATAGAAAGGAGTGAACAACTGATGGCCGTGTCCAAGAAAGATGATTCACCGAAACGCCAGCCTCCTGCTACTACACCAGAAGCAAGAGAAAGTCAAATGATAGCCTTTGCTGTAGACTTGGCAGAGAAACAACTTCTCAAAGGAACGGCATCGTCACAAGTTATAACTCACTTCTTAAAACTTGGTTCGACCAAAGAAAGAATTGAGAAAGAGATTCTTATGAAACAAAAAGAACTCATACAAGCCAAGACAGATGCTATTCAATCAGCAAAGAAGGTAGAAGAATTATATGCAAATGCCCTTAATGCAATGAAATCATACAGTGGAAAAGGAGGTAATGACGATGGAGACTAGTATAGACAATCCTTCTTTAGATGAACTTGCACATCATGGTATTATGGGAATGCATTGGGGACATCATAAAGGAGAAATATCTGCATCCATCGAAAAAGCTCATGCAAATCTAAAGAGTCAAGAAAAGATTCTTAGAAAAGAGACTGAAAGGTATAATAGAGCAGGATCAACGTATGCAAGTGCATCTGATCAGAAAAGATTTGACTCAGCAATGAGAGAGTATGATTATGCTCGAACAGATTTAAAAAGTGCTAAGATTTTAGATAAAATAAATTCAAGTCCTAAATCTAAATCCCAACTTAAAGTTGAATCTAAGTATAAAGAGAAAGGTATGTCTAACGACGAAGCATCAGTGGCGGCCTATAAGCATATAAAAACTAGGAATTTATTGATAGCCGTTGGAGCCACAACAGTTGTAGCCGGAGGTGCATATCTAGCTTACAAGTATCATGATGATAGAGTCGATAAGATAATAAAAAGTGGTACCAAGTTATCGAACATATCAGCGGAGAATACCAAGGATATTCGTGATGCATTCTACTCAACAAGAGTTGGTGAAAAGGGAAAGATACTGGATAAAATAGATAACTCTAAGTATAAAGGTATCTTTGCCAGAAATATATCTGGTTTTGGCAAAACTCCATATGATAAAGAAATTCATGTTTTAAAAGACATTAAGATGGTATCGCCAGAGAATAGTAGAAAAACAATAGCCTCACTTATTAAGACTGACCCAGATTACCATGAAAAACTAAAGTCTTACATCTTATACCAGACTGGTGATTATGTTGATAGTTGGCCTGGACTTGATAAAGTTAGAAAGAGAGCTGTTGACGATATAGTTGATGGTAAAGTCACAAAAGATGTTTATAAAATAGTTAATATGGCAATGGCTGATCATAGACCAAATGCGGAATCAATAACCGAACCTTTTAAGAAAGCATTAAGTAAAGATGGTTATAATGCTATAAAAGATATAACCGATAACCAATTAAGTGGATTCCGAACCTTCAATCCAATTATAACATTCAACTCTAAAGGTTTGGTGGATGTAGTAGGGGTTAAAGAAGTAACAGAAGATATAATTAAAAAATCTGAGAAATTAGCATACGGGCATTTACATACGGTAGAAAATGTTAAAGCAGGAGGTCAACTTGCGGGCATAATATTAGGGTTTACTGGTATCAATACAGGAGTCAAAGCACTAGGTAAACAATCACTGACTAGGGAAACACTTAACTATCGTAAAGATAATCCTAATACCAAGTTATCAAACACTGAAATAACGCGTATGTTGGAAAGGAGTAGATAGTATGGATGTTAAGAAAATATTAGTAATAGGTTCACTAATTATATCAGTGTTGGTTTATAAGAACATGACTTTAAAAGTAGGACCAAGTGCTCCAGAGATGGAATATATATTAAACCATAAGAAATGAAGACCTATTCAGAATTAAAAAAACTTAATTCCTTTGATGAACGATACCAATACTTAAGACTTAAGGGTAAGGTTGGAGAAACTACATTTGGATTTGACCGATACCTAAATCAAATTCTATACACATCCAAAAGATGGAAACGAACTAGAAATGATATAATCATAAGAGATAACGGATGTGACTTAGGCATAGAAGGACAAGAGATTCATAGGCATATACTAGTTCATCACATGAATCCAATAAGTATAGAAGATGTTGAACTTGATAGAGATATTCTATACGATCAAAAGTTTTTAATCTGTACTACATTCAGAACACATAATGCCATACACTATGGTGATCCATCACTACTACCACAAACCCCAAATGAGAGATGCCAAAACGATACTTGTCCTTGGCGTTAAGAAAGGAGAACTTAGTATGACCGATGTAATTACACCAGACCCAATTAACATGGATAGTATTCTTATATCTATTAAAAAGATGTTGGGCATAGAACCCGATATGACTAACTTTGATGTTGAAATCATAATATATATTAATTCAGTTATAATGACCCTAAATCAAATAGGCGTAACTCCGGATGGATTTATAATCTTAAATTCAGATGATGTTTGGAACGATATGATTGGTGAACGTACTGATATAGAAGCAATTAAAACTTTTATTTACTTAAAAGTTCGTTTATTATTTGATCCACCATCCAGTTCTTTTGTATTAGAGGCTATGAAACAACTAGCCTCAGAGATGGAGTGGCGATTAAATGTACAAGTTGAGAATAAGACTTACGTTCCAGAAGTCATAGTTCCAGAGGAGGTGTAAAATGAGAGATAATGAGTATCTAGAGCATCATGGTGTTATGGGAATGAAGTGGGGACATACAAGCGGGAGTATTGAAAAAACTGCATATTCAGTAGGAGCAAAAATTAATCCTCGAGAACTAAAATACAAAGTTCATAAGATGACAACTAAAGTAAATGACGATACAAAATTATTAGCAGATCTTACTAAAGCATCTAGTAAAGAATCCGGTGTTCTTCCAAATAATAAAAATGCACTTCTAGCAATAGAAAAAGTAGGTATCAAAACTCATGCTAAAACAGTGTATGATAATTTGGATAAACAAGATATTCTTAATTTAAAGACTTATACTGACTCGGCTAGGTATTCTAGAAGTGTTAATAATTATCTAGCAATAGGAACACCTAAAGAGATTGCAGCAGAAGCAGCAAAGTTAAAACAAACACTTGGAAAGAATGCAATAAACGATGTTACAGTGTATCGAAGTTGTAATTTTAAATTTTCCATAAATGGCGTAGCGAAAAAACTAGATACGATGTCTGAAGAAGAACTACAAAATAACATTTCATTACTTTCTAAAAACTTCAGTGGAAAATCGCTAAAAGAAAATAGAGTTTTCTCGACAAGTACATCTCCTTTATTTGCAATAGATACCTGGAGAGCAGTTAATCCAACAGCAGCTTCAACCTACAATACATATATGATTATTAATTGTAAGGGAACACCTGGAGTCTTAGCCGATGGTAAAACAAATGATGGAAAATCTCTTGTTAATACAAGAAGTAATCAAGAGGGCATATTAGCCCCAAATAAGTTAACTTATAAGAAATTAGAGTTTGATAGTGAACGCAAAATGTTTGCTATAACAGTAGATGCCACTTAAAACATAAGGATAGAGGTGATAATAAAATGGATAAAGACTATCAAAATTTTGTAGGAAGAATGGGAAGTTTTGACGATACACTAGAGGTTGAAACTGATTTTGTAAAGCATTATGGTAAGATAGGTATGCATTGGGGACGTAGATCAGGCAGATCAGGGACTCTTAGTAAAAAAATGGGAGCCAAGTTATCAGAAATGAAAACTCACTCTACTGATAGCGAAGATTTTAAACAAAAACAGACACTTAAAACTAAGAAAATTAGAGAAATGTCTAATGCCGATCTTCAGACTCTAAATACTAGACTTCAGTTAGAAAGATCATATAAAGATTTAAGTAAACAGGATATGTCAGCTGGTAGAAAATATGCCAATGATGTCCTAGTTAATTCTTCCAAGCAAGCTCTTAGTAATGTGGTAATTAAGGGTATGTCAGCTGGATTAGACTCGTTATTAAAAAAAGCCATAAAACCAAAAGGTCCTGTTCAACTAAGTTTCGTTAAAGGTATGTAAATGGGACTATCAAATACAGCAACACCAAAATATTATGGAGAATTTCGTGATGCAGTTATTCGTGGAGAGATACCAGTCTGTAAAGAAATCTCTATGGAGATGAATCGTATAGACGAACTAATAAGTAATCCTGGAGTCTACTATGATAGTGGTGTTGTAGATGGATTTGTTAAGTATTGTGAAAAAGAACTTACTCTAACTGATGGTGCTGATTTGGTACTACTAGATTCATTCAAACTATGGGCTGAAGCAGTATTTGGATGGTACTATTTTGTTGAACGAAGTATCTATGAACCATCACCAGACAACCATGGTGGTAAGTATGTACGTAAGATGATTAAGAAGCGATTGATTAACAAACAGTATTTGATTGTTGGCCGAGGTGCTGCAAAATCATTATATGATTCATGTATTCAATCTTACTTTCATAATGTTGATACTACAACCACTCATCAGATTACTACAGCTCCAACCATGAAGCAGGCTGATGAAGTTATGTCTCCTATACGAACTGCCATTACAAGATCAAGAGGTCCTTTGTTTCAATTCTTAACCGAGGGTTCTCTACAGAACACAACAGGCTCTAGAGCCAACAGGATTAAGTTAGCATCCACTAAGAAGGGTGTTGAGAACTTCCTTACAGGCTCACTAATAGAAGTACGACCTATGAGCATTGATAAACTACAAGGACTACGACCAAAGATAGCAACTGTTGATGAGTGGCTCTCTGGTGACATTCGAGAGGATGTTGTTGGTGCCATTGAGCAGGGTGCATCTAAACTTGATGACTACTTAATTGTAGCAACGAGTTCAGAAGGTACTGTTCGAAACGGAAGTGGAGATACAATCAAAATGGAGCTAATGGACATACTTAGAGGTGACTACATAAATCCACATGTTTCTATCTGGTGGTATAAACTCGATGATGTCAAAGAAATTAATGATCCATCAACCTGGCAGAAGGCAAATCCTAATCTTGGCAAGACTGTTACATATGAAGTCTATCAATTAGACGTTGAACGAGCAGAGAAAGCACCTGCTTCTAGGAATGATATCTTAGCAAAGAGGTTTGGTCTCCCAATGGAAGGCTATACCTACTTCTTTACTTATGAAGAAACTTTGCCACATAAGAAACGTAATTTCTGGAAGATGGTTTGTTCTATGGGAGCTGATATGTCTCAGGGAGATGACTTCTGTGCATTCACATTCTTGTTTCCGTTAGCTGGTGGTAAGTTTGGGATTAAGACTAGATGCTATATCACGTCATTAACTCTTATGAAGCTTCCAGGAGCGATGAGAAGTAAATACAACCAGTTCTTAGATGAAGGAAGTTTGATGGTCTTAGAAGGGACCGTACTAGACATGATGGAGGTCTATGAAGACTTAGATCAGTTTGTTATTGATGAAGATTATGATGTGCGAAGTTTTGGATTTGACCCTTACAATGCTAAAGAATTTGTTACTCGATGGGAAACAGAGAATGGTCCTTACGGAATTGAGAAAGTAATCCAGGGTGCCAAGACTGAATCAGTACCATTGGGTGAACTTAAGAATTTAGCAGAAGAACGAATGCTTATATTTGATCAGGAACTAATGTCATTTACAATGGGTAACTG